AAAGAAAGTGACGTACAGGGTTGGGTAGAAACAGCTATGGGTTCGGATACTGTTAGCGCTATGAAAGCGTCATTAGATGCACAGATAGCTGAAAAAGTATCACCAACGAGTGTTACAAAAATATTAAGTTAAGGTAATTACTATGGCGACGAAACAAACAGAACAACCAAAAGTTATCTTCAATGATGAAGAGATAAAATTAACTGATTTAACACCACAACAACAATATTTACACTCACAAATATTGGATCTTGCAAATCAACAATCTCGTATTGAATTTCAATTAGATCAAGTTAAAGCAAGCAAAAGCGTTTTCGAAAAAGCATTTATTGACTCAACAAAAGAGCAAGCAGATGAAGTTTTGGAAACAGAAACTAAAACCTTAAAAAAATAGAGGAGATTTATATGAAGGAAATAGTGATAATAATTGGTGCTGTAGTATTAGCATCATGTGCAACTGTAGGAGCTGTCATTGACGGAGGTAAAGATTTAACAACTAGCGTTATTGATTCTACTGTCAAAACAGCTGGTAATATAACAAATTCAGCTTTAGAAGATGTAGCAGCTGTTGTTGATACTGTAGCAGAATCTACTGAAAACATAGTAGACAATGTTGTAGATGAAGTTGACGAACAGACAGATGAGCTACAAGAAGAAGAAGAAACACAGGAGAAGTAAATGATTTGGTTAAATGTATTTACGTGGATTTGCACAATAATAGCCATAGCATCTTTTATAGCAGCTGTAACACCAACTCCACAGGGAGATAAATGGTTAGCAAAACTATATAAAGTTATTGATTGGTGTGCTTTAAATATTTTACGCGCTAAAGATAAGTAGTAGGTTTGTAAAAGTTTTTACAAACTAAAAATGAAAAATAGCGACGATAGAGTTCATTACAAAATGCAGGTTTTACCTGCTGTGTATTTGCTTGAGACATTTATGCCTCAACAAATTGTTGATGATGTAAATGACTATATAGATGAATATAGACAAAGCAAAGACAAAAAATCATTAGCAAATAATTTAGTTGGTCAAATACATAAAGGTGAGCAACTACTATTAGACCATGAAGATCCACGTTTATTAGGCTATAACAAATTTGTTACGGCGTTATCTGTTGAGTACATAAATCAGTTTGCAGCCGCGGGTAATCCATTAAAGTGTGCAAAAAAAGTAGAAATAGATGAAACCTGGTCAGTGCACAGTTATGACGGTGACTATAATCCGATACATGACCATGGAACCAAAACCATTATGGGCATATCAACAACAGCGTGGACCAAGGTGCCAAAACAAATAGGCGAAAAAAGTAAAGCTAATACACCAACTTATTCTTTATATAATGAAAGTGGCCATAGCGATGGTTGTATCTCTTTTCAATATGGAAGAGTGTCAGTGTTAGACAGCGAGCGGCTAGCACCCGCGCAATCATTTGTTATGACGCCAGAAATTGGTAAACTATTAATATTTCCATCGTGGTTACAACACATGGTATATCCTTTTAAGGGTGAGGGCGAGAGAAGAACAATCGCATCAAACTTAAATTGTTGGGATATGGTGGAAGAAAACATATAATAAGGAAAATAAATATGAATTTTTTTAAAAGAATGTGGGATAAAGTTACAAACACTGAGCGCGTGCAAGTGCGTGCTAGAAACAAAAAAGGACATTATGTTGCAGATGATAAATCTACACCAGATGTTAATGAGGCTTACACCACTAAGAGAGTAAAAAAAACTAAAAAGTAATGGCCACAGTAAAAGACGCTTTGAATAAGATTGAATCACACGAAAGAGAGTGTAGAGCTCTGTATAAAAGTATCGATAAACGTCTTGAGGATGGATCAAAAAGATTTGATAAATTAGAAAATATGATTTGGGCGGTCTATCCTTTTATTGTCGGAGCTATAGTTATTGCAGAGCTGATCTAACATGGACTCAGCAGTTACCCTAATCCAAGAGGTTGGATTTCCCATAGCAGCGGCAATAGGTTTAGGGTGGTTTATTTATAAACTTGTCATACGTATAGTCGACGGCATGGAAACAAAGCTAGACACTGTTGATGAAAAAGTTGAAGGTCAAATATCAGCACTAGAGGAAAGGCTAGGCACAAAACTTGATTCACAACATGGTATTTTGGTAGCATTAATAGATAGAGTACGCAGTTTAGACAATGAGATAATAAGACAAGATACACTCATTAAGACTATACTAGGTGTACCACAACTAATTGACAGTAATAAAATAGCTAAGGCAGACAGGGATGACCAAAGAAAAGACTGAACAACAAAAGTTACAAGACGAAATAGCTAAAACTAAAATAGCAGCCTGGGCCTTATTTATGGGTGCCATTATGTTTATGGTTGTTATTGCACAAAATATAAACGCAGACGAGATAAAATTTCAGTTCAAGTCACCAAGTTTTTCTGGCATTGGACAAAGCGCACATTATCTTACGGTGGAGAGCCAAGAGTATACGCGTAAAGAACAGCTCCGTGCAGATTTAAAAGCCTTAGAAGAACAAAGAAAACGAGACGCAGAAAACTCTGTGATAAGTAGATTCACTCGTAATCTCGAATCACGGATTTTTGCTCAAATTTCAAGAAATTTGGTTGAACAGCTTTTTGGAGAAAATCCACAGACAACAGGCTCGTTTACCTTATTTGACAACATCATTAGTTGGTCCAGCGACGGGACTTACATAACCCTTACTATATACAATACGCTAGATGAAACAACTACTGAAATTACCATACCTATTGGCGACTTTGGGTTTGGTGGCTAGTTGCGTTTCGCACACCAAACTAATATCTCCATGTTTAACTAATCCCGAGGGTGATTACAAGGATGTTGTTTCTATAGTTAGCAAAGCGAAGTGTCACTCAAAAGATGCTTTTATAAACACTCCAATAACAAAACAAATACAAGAAGTTCCAGAACCAGAAATACAACCTGTAGCAGCTGTTTACAAATTTGCAGATTATACGGGCCAAAGAAAATCTGTAGATGGTTATGCTAATTTCAGCACAGCTATGACTCAAGCACCAGAGGTTTACTTAATTAGAGCACTCAAACAATCTGGTTTTTTTCGTGTTGTAGAGCGAGGTGGCATCGACCACATTACACGTGAAAGGCAGATTATTAGGTCAACTAGAGAAAAATTTGAAGATGAAACTGCGCAACTTCCCCTGTTGTTTGCTGGCGTGATATTTGAGGGAGGTATTGTCGATTACAATACCAATCTCACTAGCGGCGGTGCAGGCGCCAGATATTTAGGCGTCGGCGCCAGCAAACAGTATCGAGAGGATACAGTCCTTGTTTCAATCAGAGTGGTATCTGTAAGCACTGGAGAGATACTATTAGAAAACTTAACTACGAGAACCATATTGTCTGTTGGTTTATCTAGCGATGTTTTTAGGTTTGTCACTAACGATACCGAGCTAATAGAATTTGAAACAGGCAACGCGATGAATGAAAGTAAGTCTATCGCTTTGCAATCAGCCATAGAAATTGGTATCGTAGATATTATCAAACAAGGTCGCGCACGAAATTTTTGGCAATATGCAAATGAATAAATACTTTTTTTTAATTTTTTTCTCACTTTCAATTTTTGCGGACAACGAGATATACGTGGACCAAAGTGGTTCGAACGCCACAATAGATTTAGAGCAGTTAGGTTCATCTAACCTTATTGGTGGCACCTCTGCTGTATCCGGTACTATGACCGCCTTAGACCTTGATGGCACAACAATGGCCTTGGATATAAACCAAATAGGGTCAAGTAACATATTTAGGTCTGACGCTATAGACGGTGATAACTTCACAGGTTTTTTTGAGTTCGACGGAGATAGCAACGTTTGGGATATTTTAATGAACTCGACAGGTTTAATCACGGCTGACTATGTTGACCTTAACATTGATGTTACAGGTTCAAGTAACACAGCTGACATTAAAATAGCAGAAAATGCTAACTCTTCCTATCTTAATTTAGATTGGATAATACTGGGTGATAGTAATGAGTTAGATTTTGACATTGACTATGAAAACGCAACCAATTACATGGATATTAATGGTAGTACAAATACTATTAATTTTACAGGTAGTGGTTATAGCGGTAACACGGCGGCGACATCGGCATACTTTAATTTAGATCTTGATGGTAGCAGCAACACTATGAACATTACCCAGGCATCTACATTAGCACGTGATTGGTTACAAGTTATTGCAAATACAAGTAATTCTAATATCTGTATTATTCAAAATGACGGTGGTACCACCACTTCATGCTGATTCAATAGGTGATATAACAGAATTAACAGGTTACGGTAGAGTCTATCGCGACGAACCTTATGACGCGACCTTAGACTTTGACATAAACTCTTTAGACAATGTGCAAACAAGTGCAGGTCGAATTGCTATTACATTTCTAGATGAGTCCACAGTAAAACTTACTGAACACTCTGAACTACTTATAGATGAGTATATTTATGATCCAAATCCAGATAAATCTAAAATGGCGCTACAGTTTGCAAGCGGCACTATTAGGTTTATTAGCGGAAACGTAAACAAACTTAACAAAAAAAACATAACTTTATCTACTCCTAGCTCGCAGATTTTTGTTCAAGGCACAGATTTTGTTTGTACTATCGATATTACTGGCAAAGCATTAATAATTTTATTACCAAATGAGTTTGGCGATGCTAGCGGCGAAATCGTCGTCCAAACAGCTATGGGCCAACAAATACTAAATAAACCGTTTCAAGCAACTACTACGTCTGCTTATGACGTGGCACCGACAAAGCCAGTAACCTTAGATATAGATTTAAACTTTATTGATAATATGCTTATCGTTTCACCACCTAAAGAGCGATTAGTAGAAAGTGAACAAACACAAACAGAACAAGCTGACTATCTTGAGTTTACTGACTTAGATATTGATTTTTTATCAGAGAAGGATATTTTTGAAGATGATGCAAATATTGATTTTACTGAGTTAGACATAGATTTATTAAACGTTAATTTTTTAGAAGATTTGTTAGAAGTTATCGAAGAGCTCGATGTATCCGAAGAAGAAAACCTAACTGATTTTTCTAGTGGTATTCAGCTGGTTGGCACAAACTTTGGACAAGATACGGAAACGCAAATAACAACAATTATGCAAGGTAGTCAAATCAAATTTATGCGTTTAGTAAATCAAAGAGCACAGGTTTTAGTAAATAGCGAACAAGCCTATAACATCATAATAACTCAAGACGGCGTTTCAAAAGTTTTACAAGTTAATGGCACAGCTAATTCAACAATAAATATCAATCAAAGTTCTGGATGAAAAAAGTTATATTTATAGTATTTATAATACTAGCCTTACCACTATTGTTTCAGTTATATCCTTTGCAAATATTAAAATTACAGACCTTTGATGCCTTTGTAAAAAAATATGACCCAAGTGGTAATTTTGTAGTTCTTAATATTACGCAAGAGGATATTCAAAAATCTGGTGGGTGGCCTTTTCCTAGACAAGAGTTAGCACAAATACACGTAGATATTTTAAATGCAGGAGCAATAGGGGTTGGGTGGGTAATATCCTTGCCAAATCCAGATCGTTTTGGTGGCGATGCAATGTTTTTAGATGCACTACAATATAGTCCTAGCGTTTTATCTATGTTTGAATACCCTAATAAAATATACCCAAAAACTAGCGGTACTGTTTTACTAGGTGAAAATATTAGTGGTATTATGGCTAAAGGAGTTGTAGCAAACGACCCAATATTCATAGATGTTCCTCAAGGTTTGTCAACGGCTCCTACTGAAATCGATAACCTTGTAAGGCGCATGCCCTTGCTCATGCAAACGCCAGATGGCTTTGTTGCATCTTTTGGCACAGAGGTTCTTAAAGTTTTAGCAGGGTCAAAAACCTACATTATAAAAGGCGATGATAATGGTATGCGTCAAATTACCGTGCAAGGTTTACCACCTGTAGACGTAGATAATCTAGGACGTAAATGGATTTCTTGGGTGGACACACCACAAACCAACCTAAATGAATTAGAAGTATTTGGAAAGTTTGTTTTTGTATCTGTCAATGCTCCAGGCGTATTTCCTACCGTTGCAACACCCGTTGGGTTACTTTCTCCACATGAAGTGCAGGCAGCTCTTGCAGAATCTATACTAATACAAGACTCACCCTACGTGCCAGATTGGGCTATAGCAGCTGAACTACTTATGTTCGTTATTTGTTTAATTATAGTGTCAATTATTTTTGGCTATTTAGGAATGACACAATCACTAATATTTGGCGGTTTATTTATGGCTGCAACCTTTATAAGTGGTGTTTATATTATAAAGACTGGCTATCTTGTAGATTTTTCTTGGACTTTTGTATCAGAGTTTGTGCAAGGTAGTGCTATTTTTTATGTTCGGTTCAGACAACAATATAAACTTCGACAACAAATAAAAAAACAATTTGAGCATTATCTTGACCCACGCCAAGTTAAATTACTGCAAGATGATCCAAGTCTTTTGAAACTAGGCGGTGAAAAAAAATATTGCAGTTTTGTTTTTACCGATTTAAGAGGATTTACCTCGCTTTCAGAAAAATTATCTCCAGAAGAAGTAACCGACATTATGAACAAAACTTTAACAGTACAGGTAAACGCTGTTCAAAATTTGATGGGCGCTACAGACAAATTTATCGGGGACGCGGGGATGTTTTTGTTTGGTGCACCTTTAGACCTTGAGGATCACGAAACTAAAGCAGTCCAGGCTGCAATAGATATTCAAAAAGGTATAGCAGAACTTAATAAGACACTTTCTGTCCCAGTAGCCTGTGGCGTGGGAGTAAACACAGGTTTTGCTTGTGTTGGTAACATGGGCAGCGATACTAGGTTTGATTATTCTGCTATTGGCGATGCAGTAAATATAGCTGCAAGATTGGAGTCAGCAACAAAAGAGGTCGGTGTAGATATACTGGTAGGTGAAGAAACTGCAAAAAATTGTAAAATTGTATTAAAATTACTAAAACCCATAAAAGTTAAGGGTAAAAGAAAAAAACTTAACATATACACAATAGAGGATTAAATATGAAAGCAATACTCAAAAACATAGTAGGTGCAGTAGCTCCTACATTAGGAACAGCTATAGGTGGACCTATGGGAGGCATGGCTGCAAATATGTTAGCAGATGTTTTAGGTGTACCAAACGATCAAAAGTCAATAGAAAAAGCGATACAAAATGCTACACCAGAACAAATGTTAGAGCTAAAAAAAGCAGAACAACAGTTTGAAGTACAAATGAAAGAGCTTGACGTTGATGTTTTTGAGCTAGAAACAGCAGACAAACAACATGCCAGAGGCATGTTTAGTAAAGATTGGACAGCTAGGATTATCGGTGTCTCAACAATAGCAGGTTTTCTTGGCTACATATTTTTAGTTACATTACAACCGCCAGAACAAAACAGTGAGGCGCTTATAAATTTAGTATTAGGATATCTAGGTGGTTTAGCAAGTGCAATCATATCTTTTTACTTTGGAGCGTCTCATAAGGGCGACGACTAATGGCTAAATCACCCGATGCTTTTGTATACAAATGCAAACTTAAAAAAGTCATAGACGGAGATACCGTACGTTTAGAAACCATAGATCTTGGATTTTCAGTACAGTTACATAATAAATCCGTTCGAATAAATGCGATTGATACGCCCGAATCTAGGATTAATATTAAAAAATATCCAGAGAGAGCTAAAGAAAAAGAACTAGGATTACTAGCCAAACAAAAGTTGAAAGAATGGTTGGTAGGTGATATAACCTTAAAGTCTTACGGCACCGATAAATACGGAAGAGTGCTGGGAGATATATTTTGCGAGAAAGGAAATGTGGCAGAATTACTTAAAAAAGAAAATTTGGCCGTCGATTACTTCGGCGGAACAAAAGTCAAAAAATGGGGAGAATAATATGCAAATATCACAGGAGGGCATTGCTCTAATAAAAAAATTTGAAGGTTGTCCAAAAAATTCAAAAGGCGATGCTGTATCTTACAGATGCGCCGCTAATAAAAAAACAATAGGGTTTGGTTCCTTAAAACTGATAGACGGTAGTCCAGTTCAAGATGATATGACCATAACTATGCAAGAGGCAGAAGAATTGTTAGCGCATGAATTAAAAGAATATGAAAGATATATAAATGAAATGGTAGAATGTAACCTAACACAAAATCAATTTGACGCGATGGTATCGTGGGTGTTTAATCTCGGCCCTACAAACCTTAAAAAATCTTCGCTTTTAAAAATTCTGAACAGCACTCATATTGATTGGGCAGATATACCGCATCAAATTCAAAGGTGGAATAAAGTAAATGGCAAGGTAAATGAAGGCTTGGTTAGACGAAGAGAGGCAGAGGCTTTACTATTCGAGGGTAAGGAATGGCACGAAGTATAGTGTTATGTAATACTACGACTAGGCGTTTTACGCTTAGAGCTGGGTTACATAATATATCGTCGCTACCTTGTTTCTCAGCTCGCTTATGAGCGATATATCATTCAAAGATTTTGATATATTATCTGAGCAAGACAAAGCTGAGGCAGTAGCTTTGCTACAAAGATACGACCAACTTGAAAAACAAGATGGTTGTCAAAAAGATTTTATGGGTTTTATTAAACACATGTGGCCAGATTTTATCGAGGGCAGACATCATAAAATCATATCTGATAAATTTAATAAAATAGCAGATGGTAAACTAAAGAGATTGATTGTCTGTTTACCACCTAGACACTCCAAGTCTGAGTTTGCATCAACTTTTTTTCCTGCATGGATGATGGGAAGAAGAGGCAATCTTAAAATAATA